GCCTTCCAGATACGCTTTAACTGGACCTTGTTCCAGGGTTGCTTCGTTTGGATGTCTGCCGTGGCCTCATTGAACTGACTTTTCCACCCGTCAAACGAGTCCGTCCCCGCTTTCAACAGCAACGAAGCCGCGAGGTCTGTAAGTAAGACGCCCTGTCGTGTCCCTGGTATAAATTCAGCGCCCAGCGTGCGTGACGTAGCCCTTAACTCCTCCCGCACATCCTCGATATGCTGGTCCAACCTCCCCGCGCCCTGCGACTCCGTCAGTGTCGCCACGGTTTCGTCTTCGGTGGGCGCAGTGGCATCTGGTTGGCTTGGACGTAAATCAACAATCTCTGAGGTCTGCGGCCCTCTCCGAGTATCCGTAACGGTTACAATCCCGTCAAAGCCAGCCGCACGAATCGCGTCACTCAGGTCGGTTCCAGTCTTGCCATCAAACCGACTGGACAGACGCGCCTTCCAGCTAGACTCGTCATAAGCTCCCGTCTCGGAATGCTTCACTACTAATGGGTTCTGGAACGTGACAGTCCCCGTCTCAATGCCTTGGCCTTGGGGAGGACGATAGTCGGAGTCCACACGATTGACATAGCGGCCAGCAGGCTCAATCGTTTGCTGATAGTCATCGTCTGGAGTCGGGGCAGGGGCCCCCTCTGTGCGGTGCATCGCATCAAAGGTTACGGGGGTGCCAGTCGCAAAGGTCACACCATCTTCTTCGATGGTCGTCTCTTCCAGGGCCGCTGCCTCTCTCGCTGGCTCCTGGAGCCGTGAACGTGCCTCAGCTACCGCCTGCGTGCGTGCATCCCCCCTGGCCGTCCTCGCCCGACTGAATAGCGCATCCTCACCGAACCGCTCAACATATTGCTCACTCTCCGCCTCTGTGAGTAAGCGCGGCTGCTGCGGTGCTGCCTCTGGTGCTGCCTCTGGTGCTGCCTCTGGTGCTGCCTCTGGTGCTGCCTCTGGTGCTGCCTCTGGTGCTGGGGCAGACTCTCTCAGCGTGTCGCGTATGGAGAGCTTCGCTTCGGCTCGTTCTCTGCGCTGGGCAACCTGTGTCTCAGGATGGGCGTCGGCGTCCACCTCCAGCATCGCTGTATTCACAAGGTCGTCACCGATAGATGGATGCGCTCTCGCTTGCGTGACCTCCTCAGGACTAAGCGCATCGACGCCTTCGGGTCTGGCGTCAAACCCAAGACGCTCTAGTTGCTCCCGCTGCATGTCTGCCGGGATGCCACCAGACGCAATCGCTCGACGGATAAAGCGTATGGATTCATTGGCCCCCCTGCGTAGTTCCACCTGATGAGCGGCGAGCCCCTCTACGTCCTCCTCCAGAAAAGGTGCCCCCGCTCGTGCCATCTCAATAATATCGGTGGGCACCATCAAAGACACCGCCGTCGTAAGCTCCTCTCCTGTAAGCTCCGGTTGTGATGCCGGTGCCTCGTCATCCCGGGGGGAATGCCTACGCACCGTATCAACAATGCGGCTGACCTGACGACCAAGCCTGAGTTCATTCCGCGCCAATCGTTTGTCATCAATCTCGGAGCCCACGGCCCCGGACGCTCCCATGACGCCCCCGATAAGACCACCGACAGCGGCGGCTTCAATCGACTGGTCAATCAGTGGTCCCCACTCAACCTCGGTCTCAGTGCCCCACGAAGCCGCCACGTCCTCAATAACTTCTTGGACGGCTTCCGTGGCTCCCTCTCCAATCCCATTCCCCAACACATTCTTCGCCACCGACCACGTCTGCCCCGGCAAACCCTTAGTCGCTGCCGCCAGGACCGACGCATCAGCAATCTGCGACGTAACCTTCGTCCCGAAACGCCTCACAAGGGCATTGGACCAATTTCCGGGCATAAACGAATCAAGCAGCCCGACCCCTGTCCCGCCAAAGCCTACTGCTAGGGGGGCCACCGCATGAGGGTCTTTCTCCTTGAGAGAGCTTTGTGTCATCCCAACGCCAAAAACAGTACCAGGGACCATCGCCCCGGCCCACCCTCTGATTCCCACAGACGCTGCGGTGGTGCCACCGCCAATCATGGCGAACATGATAGGAATTTGTTCAGCGCCTGCGCCAACAGCCCAATCGAAGAAATCCTTCGCCCCCCCTTTATTCCAGGGGCGAATGTCGTTGACCGTCATGGGAATCGCACCGGCTGTTTCTCTCCGATGCTCGTATACCTCGCGCACCCACCTCCCGCTGTCCTGCACGATTTTCCCAAGGCGAAGCACCCAGTCCGGCCTGATACCCTCAAACTCGGGAGGCGTCTCACCATTGGCAAGCGCACGAGATACCTCTTCCAGGCGCTCCCCACCAATCACCTCACCAGACCACTCTAGACTCCCCCCAATGGAAGCCCCAACCACGTCAAGGCCCTCGCGAACGTTCTCCCAAAACTGTGGGCCTGTCTCGTCCAAGACCTTGTCAGAGATGGGCATCCACTCTCTGGCCCTCTGCACTGCCTGCTCTAGTTGCGGCCTGCGTTGTTCAGGCGCGAGCTTCCAGGCTGAACTACGGGGCCGACGCGGATCGGGAGCTACTCCCTCCTCAAATGCCGCCAAATCATCTTTTGCCGCCTGGAGTCCCTCGTCATGCTTGCGACGTTGGGACGCGTCCATGTCTAGACGCTGTCGCCAGCCCATCAGGTAATTGGCTTGCTTTCTTTTCTGGGTGGCTAGCTCATCTCCCGTTGGTGAGTATCCCAGGACATTCGGGTCAACGAACCCCTGCACCACGGCAAACTCATCCAGGTCCATCAGCCCAGATTCGGCTGCACCATTCGCTTGCCACAACAGGAGTGTTTGCTCCCGTTCTTCCTCTGGAAGACTGAACACCGCCTCCTGTAGTTGTGGGCTGAGACCATTGATAAACTGACTTAATTCCGCATCTACCGCCTCGCTCCCACGCATCCCAGGAGGCAACGAGACCTCACCACTCGGAATGCCAGGATCTGGCCTCCCCATGCCGCGTTCAATCTGCTGTGCTGGTGTCAGACCCGGTCGTCTGCGGAGCGGACGCGCCCCTTGGGGCTCAGACCATGCAGCAATCTGTGCTTCGGTATAACCACCAGGAGGCACATAGCTGTCACGCTGTGGACGCAATCCACCTCCATAGGTAAGAGCCATCGGACGGTCCACCCAGCTTGTGGGTAGCGGAGGAGGCACCGGCTCTACGGGCTGCTGGGGACGCAGATGCGGGGGCAGCGAGGACTCACCACTCGGAATCCCAGGGTCGGGTCTCCCCATGCCGCGTTCAATCTGCTGTGCTGGTGCGAGACCTGGCATCCTGCGGGGTGCACGCGCCCCCGGCCTCAAGTCACCCATCGTGCGCGAAGGGGGCTGCTCCTGTGGGAACCGGTCTTCCTGCGCACGGGCCCTTGCAATCTCCTCAGGGTCCGGAGTCACATTGGCAAGTATCGAGGCTCGGTGTCTGCGCTCTCGCTCTTCCTGTCGGCGTCTCTCTGCCTCGGTCTCGCCCCTGAGATCAGAGGCCAGACCAAGCCTGCGCAACCTCTCTTTACTAAATCGAACCGGCGCGCCCCTCTCGCGTCTCGGAGGCATCTATCTCCCCCACTCAAGGTCTCTAAACGTCTGTAGTGATTTTCGCCAATCCGACCTAGCAAACCTTGAGCGTGAACCAAATATCTGTTCAAACTCCTCCTTTGTAAGGTCAAGCGCATACTGAACAAGCGTCCGTCTGTCTATGCGAGGATTCACGGCATCATCACCGGCATCCTCGTGCGCTTGCAGCCATGCCCTTTTGCCTTTGAAGTTCCACCTCTCCATAGCCTCGATGCCACCCGCGTTGATATTTTCCTGTATGCGCCTGAGAAAACTATCCTCCTCCTCCCGTGTCAGCAGCCCTTCATCTCTTCGGAAGCCATCCGTAAGCCTCTTAATCGCTGCGTCTCCCTGCGCTCGTGTGAGCCAGCGCTGATTTTCTTCAGGCATCTCGGCCGCGTCCTCATATTCGCCTGCCCTCCCCGTGAAAGACCTCCACTGTCCGTCCGTTAACCTATACGGTTGGAGTCCTGGGAGTCCAGTCCACACACGGTTCTCAATCTCGGCAACCTCCCCTCTCAAGTCGCCAAGCTCTGCAGTCTCTATGCGACCTGCCTCAGCATCGGCACCTCTCGGCGCACGACCCGCTTCAGACGATTCTCTTTTAAATGCTAATAGCCCCCGGTATCGCGGCATGTCGTTACTCGCAATCGCCGCCGCAATCTGCTGGTCTAGTGAGCGGTCATCAGCGGTAAAGACATCCCCCTTTGCCGCCTCAAACTTCTCGCGCCACCCGGGGCCAAACGTCCGTAAGTCCTCATATCCCTCAAGCACCTCCTTGGGTGTTCGACGCGGATTCTGTGACTCCATTGATTCTTCAAAACGAGCCACACCCATCGTCTCTATTTGTCCGGTTAGCTGCTCCATAGTAGGAACCTCATCCCCGGAGGCATCAGCGAACATGGCGTCCAGCATCCCCTGGTTCATGTTGTCAGGGTCAATATCCAGCGTAGCCAGGAATGCTTTCCGGTGATCACGTATCGACGCTGCCCGTGCCACGGCATCGGTCGGCAATGTCGAGCCCACCGCCCTCCTTCTCGCCTCCACCGCCGCACGCACCCGTGCGCTCTTCGCTGCCTCATCACGACCAATATTGGCCGTCCGCGCCAAAGCCTCTACATTCCAGGTGGGAGGGAAATACCTCTGTAAAACCGACTCCTCGATCTGTAGGTTCCGCCCCTGCTCCAGCAGCGCTGGCCGCTGAGACAGATACGCGGCCCCATCACCTGCCGCAATCCAGTCATCAAGCTGCTGCGTTACTCGACCCATCGCCGCTTCCTGCCCCACGAGTGTATCGCTCTCTTGCTGGAGTGTTGTCTGACGGTCAGCCTCAGCACGCAGAACCCTGTCACGCACGAACTCCGTCACATCTGCGTCTTCGTGGTTTAATCCCCATTCAGACAGGGAGACCGGGTCGTGCCCAAACTCTCTGCTTTGATCGTCCACGAGGTCTATTACCTGCTGCGCACGCTCGTCCTTATCAATCTCCCGTTGTGTCTCTTGACGCATCGTCTCGTAATACTCGTCCTGATGCTGTCTGCGAATTTCCTCCCTCTCACGGTCTATCTCTGTGTTATACGCACCAATCGTTTGCATCGCAGCCTGGAACGGACCACCCCATTGTTGCGCCTCAAACGCGGCTTTCTGCGCACCTTGACGCTGTATCAGATCAGACAGCGTTCCCGTATTGATTCGTAACGGCATCAGTGCCTCTCCTTACCCACCACCCAGAGTATTCTGCGCCTGCTGACCCATATTAGTCGGCCAATCCACATGCCGACCCCATTCCCGCGCATCCTGCCAGCGAGCTTGGTCCTGGCCCATCGTGTATTCGCCCAGTTGTCTGCGATACATGTCGTCATATCGGCGCTGATTGGCATCGTATCGGAGACGGTCTGCCGCCAACTCGCGACCCGCGCCCGTCTCGCCCATCCGCGCTTCGGCCATCGCACGCTGCATCCGCGCATCGTAGACATCCCCACGCTGGCCGTAGCCCATCTGATATTCACCCAATGCCCGGCCATACTGGTCCTGATTGGACTGCAAGGCGCGTTGATACCCCAGTTGATTCTCGCCCAGCGCCCTGGTGTAGGCTCTGTCATATTCACCGGTCGCGTAATCCTGTCCGTAGCGCATCAAATCCTTCATGGCTCCTCCGGTACGAGCCATGCCCTGGGCAGCAGCAGCATTTTCAATAGCTTGCTCTCCCTCTCGGCGTCGAAACTCATACCCAGGCGTCGACTGAACTTGTTCCATTGTCGGAGCCTGGAACTGCTCATACTGCGTTGCGCCCACAGGAGACTGAAACCCTGCGCCTGGTTGAAACTCCCCCACTGCCGAGACCATGCCTCGACCACCTGGGCCCATATTGAACGAGCCATACGACCCCGGCTGTGTCGGTGCCTGAAACGGTCCACTGCCCAGCGGACGCGTCCAGTAGCCATAGTCGGTAGAGGCTCCAGACCCACCGTTCCCGTCGTCGTCCCCGGTCCCGTTCCCGTCGTCGTCCCCCCCCAGATTCGGACCAGCGCCACGTCCCTGGTCCGGCATGTAGTCTGGGGAATTGCCATAGCCATAGCCATAGCCATAGCCGACCAGCCCGGTCGGCGAATCGTTCCATGTGTTCCAGCCACCACCGCCATACGGGTTGTATCCACTGTCGTTCCAGCCACCATATGCCATGACTATACCCTCCGGTTCTTCGGAAGCATCTCGCCCATCGTCCGCCGCTGAGTCGGGTCATCAATAGCAGGGTCGCGCATGTCACGCATATACCCAGATGGAATTGCCTGTGCCCGTCCACCACCGCCAGGGCCACTTTCTCGTGCTTCCAATTCAGCCAGCGTGCGCGGGGGGCCTTCCCATGCCCCTTCGACTACCTCTGGAGCCACCTGTCTCTGGAGACCAGGAATGCCTGTCTCTGCAATAGTGCTGCGGAACACACTATCGGCCACCTGCATCCGGGGTTTCGCCCGTTGATACGTCTGCCAGTTCTCCCCTATGTCATACTCAACCTCGGCCCGGGCCAGTCCTTGTGCCCGTTCGTTGTATTTGTCAGCCGATGCTTGGGCCCTTGATTGACCCCATATATTAGCAATCGCACTCCCTCCTGCAATCACCGCCATTGTTATCGCTGCCATATCAGCCTCATAATCTGGTTCTGTTAATTCCCCGCCGTCTACCAGAAGCTCGTCGCTCCCATACTGACGAATGCCACGCGATGGCATTTGATAGCCGGGTTGCCCCCACTCGCCTTGACTGACGGTTCTGGGGGGTCTCGGGCCACCAAATCGACCACTCCCCCTCCCGTGCGTTGGAGTAAAGCCAACCGTACTCCCAAGAGGGTCGTATCTGTCCCCGTTTGCCATTAGAGCGCCTTATAGAAGTGTGTCTCCAGTTCCGAATAGCCCAATCGCTTGTAGAACACCTTGACGCGGTCATTGGGTGCCACCATGTGCATCCAGGGGATGCGGTTCGTCTTCACCCACTTCTCCGCATGTTTCAATAACCGCATCCCGTCAGCCTTGCCTCGAAAGGCCGGTTTCACAAACCAGAACATCTCCGAGCAAAGCGCCTGTCCCGTAAACGGGTGGTCGTAGACAATCACGCCAATCGTGCCGACCACCACACCATCCCGATCAGATACCAGAAGAAACCCAGAGGGATTCTCAATCAACCGCGTGAGCATCCCCTCCGTCTGCTCCGCATTGAACGTCAGTGTCTCAGCATAATGCTCCTCAATGAACCCCTGTGCCATTGGCACTAACGCCGGAACATCCTCCTTCGTCGCCCAGCGAATCACAACGCCCCCCTAACTCATTGACACATATCTCCACCCTGGCGTAACAGCAAAAGCGTTATACACCCAGAGTTTGTCGTTATTCACGTCAAAATAAAACGGGACCGAATGCCCCTCGTTGGCTGGCGACGGTGTCGCAGTTACATCGCCGTTTCCCACGCCACTGGACGGAATCATCAAGAACCCATTCGTCGTCCCCGCCCCCAATTCTCCAGCGCCACAGACCGACACATTGCCACCGCCAAAACCGGAAGGACCGGGTGGACTGGAGTTAATCCGAATCGTCTGCGCGGTCCCCGCATCGCCGCCGCTCGCCGTCCTCGCATACACCTTCGTCCGGTCATCGTCTGACGCGATCGTCAGGACGGAATTGGTGTCCGTGCCAGTCGAAATAAACTGCGCCAGTACATTCGTGGCTGGCGACGACTCGTCTCGCAGGTTCTCCACCACCAGGGGTCCACCGTAACTTGTCCCGGTCTCCGTCTCCGCATTCAAGTCCCGCACTTCCAATCGCGCCCGCACCGTCGCTGCCGATTCCGTATCAGGTGCCAGAAATACCGGATCTCCTGAGGTCAGCACAGGCACGACGGTTCCTGTGGTCGTCATCGACGCACGTAAATTGACACCCACCGTGGACGGCAACGCAAACGCATTGTCCCCGCTTCCGTCACCAAATGACATCGCCCGACTCTCGGTCGGCGTCCCAGTCACCTCATGCACGGTAGGGCAATTCACCGCAGACGCATTCAGGAAGACATTCCCAATGTTCGTGTCTGAGCCAGACCACTGGATACCCGTCACACACCCACTCAAACGCAACCCGACCCAGGTGCCATATCCATGCAGGTCAATCCCGGTCGCGGCCCCGTCCACGCTACAGTTGCTCCAGAGATTGGGACCGCCTACGACCCGAATCCCGACCGTGGGCGTGGCATACTCGGACAACCCTAGGTCGGCGGCAATACGCACGGACTCGTAGGTGTTCAACTCATTCTCCGCTGCCGCGATCGACAAACCTGCGGACCCGGCTCCTGGAATCAGGAGATCATTGAACACCGACCGCTTCACGCCCGCCTGGAGATTCAGCGCGGACAAGGTGCCTTCGACTCCGCCTAACGCCAGATGCTCAATGACCAGACCTTCCACAGCCTGACAGTCAAACACCGCTTGTCCTGCTGCCGTTTGCCGCAGGACTGACCCATCCAGCACGCCTGTCGCCGCATGGTATCCCGCACCCACAATCCGTATCGCCTTCTCAACTGTCAGTGACGAGGTGAGCTTGTAAAACTTGCCAGATGCACAGGGTGGGATATACACCATGCCCCCCTGTGGACACGCGGTGATCGCCGCCTGTATCGCCGCCGTATCATCTGTAACGCCATCACCCGTCGCGCCCTGCGACACCACATTGATATACCCATCGAGCTTGACCTTATTCGCTGCTACCCCCGTCTCGTTTGTGTCACTCTGCAAGGCGGTCGTCTGAAAATACCTGATCCAGTCCCTGGTCAAGATCCGCTCAAACACTTCTCCGCTGACCGGATCAATCAACACCCAGGTGCGAAACGGCACTTCAGGAAGCGCCATCTAGGACATCCCCTGCGTGACATCAAGATTCGCGGCAACCAACCGCCAGGGAATCGGGTCCGTCACCACTACCTCAAAAACCCTGTCACGACCGCGCCCCAGGCGTCTCCACACAGCGCGTGCGCTGTATTCTCCAATCTTTCCAGCCGATACCCAATGCTCATTGCCCCACGTTTGCGCCCCATCGTCACTCCAGCGCACCATCGCCTGCGGGTCGCTCCCCTGCCCAGTCGTCAGCCCCAGTCCGGCTTCCAGGCGAACCTGAAAACGGTGATAGAACAACGTGCGATCCTCCACATTCAGATGTGGCGTCCGACGCATCCGACGAATAGGCCCACCACCCGCATCAGCAAACTTTTCAATGGACATCTCATACACCGTCCCGGACAGAGCATCCCCGACCAGGTGCTTATTAAACGCAAACGCATGAGACTGCGGACGCCACGCATTATATTTTCGATCACGGCTGTTCCATGTCCCACGTTCATGCCAAAGGCCCGTCGTACCGTCAAACACCCACGTCGCATCAGCAGACGGAAAATTCAGCACATAAAACATATGGCCGCTGTCTTGATACGTCAGCGCCACCGCGTCACTGACCGTGCGCCCCTCGCGCATGTAGGTCTGAAGCGCATATTCCACCGCATGTGTGCTGACACGCTGCGGCGTATACCCGTTGGCTCGCCAGACCACACACGATCCTTCCTCGCTTCGACCGAGCCACATCACCGTATTGCCAACCCGCGCAGCCGATGCTGGAGCCGCAATCCCCTCTTCCACAAACGCCCCAGGAATAGCCGCAAACGGAAACGGTGCCGTTCCCGCGTTGTACCAGACCTCAGACGTGTTCTTCCCAAAAAGCCAGATGTCACGATGCGCAACCACCACGGCTTGCCAGGGGTCTGAGCCTGCGGTGCGCTGCGCGTACTGTGTGGCGTCCCAGGTCGCCGCCCCATCATTCAGTTCAGACAGATAGAGCGTGGAAGAATCTCGATCGAGCGCCAGGAAGAATCCATCCAGAAATTCACCCTGATGCGCGACGAGACGGCTGGCATCGCTCCCGATCAAGACTTCTTCAAGGACGTTTGTACTGAGCGTGTAAATATAACCACGCCCGCCAGACGTGATAAACATTTCATCGCCTGCGTCCACATTGGCTGAGAAAGTTGCTGGGAGTCCAGTCTCAGTCTCGACAAGTCCTCGATCGATAGCGTTGCCGCCCGGGTCGATCTCATACACCGTGTCACCCACCACCGCGAAACACCGGTCCACACCGCCCGTGCGTATCGCTGTCAGGCCACGTACCGGCGTATCTGTTCCGAACGTCGCAAAGCTCTCACAGCCTGGCGTGGGATATAGGACCGTTCCTGCTGGTTCGTCCTGGACTTCCAGGGCTTCCACATACCAGTTCATGCACCGCTGTGCAGCAGCCGTCACGCTCTGCGATACATACGAGGGACCGACAAAGCCTGGGAATCTCATCGGTATTGATCCGTCCGCCAATCATACCGACCCCCACGCGCTGACAGGGCCGGGTCAAGACGGAGCGTCTCCGTCGAGCCATTCACACGCTTGATATTCCCAAACGTCTCCTGGGCGAGCGCCAGCACCTCCTGTCCCACTGGGCGTCCAAATTCAGGAGACAATCGCAACGACAGTTGATAGCGCAGGGCTTCTTCGTATCCGGGAGGGAACGTGTAGTCCGTCGTCCGGTCCGCAAACTTTGTCAGGGCTGTGGGGGTATACAAGACCAGTTGCGAGTCAGACGTACTCGGCACCGGCCACACGCTGATCGTCGACAGTCCTGCCGCCCACGCCTTGTCGTAATAAAACTCCAACGGAAACGTGCTGGTCGTTCCCTTGATCGCCACCTGCTGCCACTGCGTCGTATTCAACGCGGCAGAAATAGGCAACTCAATCTTCTGCGCCGACGCGGCATTCCTATCTGGGATGATACTGGCCGCGACAATCCACACGGGACGCACGATATTGAACGTGCCACCCGTGCCAATCGTATAGTCCTGGGTAGACGCAGTGAGGTTGAATGCGGTACGTGCAGTCGTGTAGATCGTGAGTCGTTGCGTGCCCCACGAATCCACCATGCTATTGAGGATGGTGAACGCATCAGCCGCATCACTTGCCGTTGCTGTTTCCCCAGATGCCAGCACCCCAATCGTCTTGAGCGCACGATCAATCAGGTTATTCGCTGTCATGGCACCCCCCGCCTACGACCGGGACCGTTGACGCCCTCTCGGACGTGGCACCGTCTCGGACTGGAACGGCCCGTCTGGTGTCTCAGCCCACCCCTTCCCCAGTGACGCCCGTTCGTCTGGGTCGTTCACAATGCGACCAACGACCTTTCCGTCTCGCTTCGTGTATAGCCACTTCGGGTAGAACGATTGAAATTGAGAATCAGGCATCGCGTCCTCTCATCATGCAGACACAGAGGAAGGGGACGGTCATAGACCGCCCCACTTCCCACTCGCACAACAACGACTAGCCAGAAATACGGCAGGCTAGTTCTGGACGCAAGACCGCCCACCCATACAGCACGTCGAGGCGGCATGGGAATTTGTCAGTCGTGATGTCGTAGTCCCTGATGAGACGAATCGACATGCCCAACTGGTCGTCCGACACACGCGCTGCCATGTCGGTGCCCTTCGGCAGCGGCAAGTCAGCCATCGCCAGGGTGAACGCATCCTTGTGATGCGCAATCCCCGTTGGCGATTGTGTGGACTCCGCACCATTGAAGACCAGTGCCGCACCGTCCGCTGGCAAGGCATCGACAGTCTGGAAGGCTGTCGTAGTCTTGATCGTTGGACTGATGGGGAGTGTAGCCATCGCCCCACCTGACGAGGTGGTGTCTGCCGTAACGACAAACTGCTGGAGCGTGCCGGTGGACTGACGGCTCTGCGGGTTGACATGGTTCACACCAGCAATCGTGAAAATGTCGCCCTTCTTGACCGTCGATGACCCAGAGTTCCACCCATCAGTGGAAATCGTTGTGGCCCCAGTTGACGTGGACCCATTCATCAACGGTGTCGCACTCGTGGTGTAGACACCGCTCGTATGGGTGTTGCAGTTCTGGTCCATATACCACTCGAAACCTACGGCGGTGCCCATCTGACCACGCTGGTACTGGCTGGCAATCGCAGACGACTGCTGAAAGAGCCCTTTCAGTGCGTCCACAATCGTGGCCTGCATCAACGGCGTGATACACAGGGTGCGACCGCCGTCCATCGGAGCCGCCTCGTCATCGAGCTTGACGCCAGCCGTCAAATAGATCAACAACGCAGCCGGTGTCGTGCCTGGAGTCCCCACCTCGTTATAGATGGAGGTGTACAGGCCCATGCCGTCGTTGTCGATCTTGTTGGCGATCGTCGCCACTGCGGGGGTAATGAACCGCTTGCTGAAGTCGTCAATCTTCAGGGCCAGGTCTTCGGAAGTGAATTGGATATCGACACCAAACTGCGTGTCGAGCGTCACCGCGACCTGTGTTTCGGTCGCATCTTCAATACCGATAGCCGTGCCCGTCCGACCGACGTAGCGAGGCGGTTTTCTGACGTTCAGGACGGTGCCGATCTTCGCACCTTCGACCCCGAACTTGCTGTCATACTGCCGATTGACGCCCTTGGTGAACGTCAAGTTATTCTCTAGGACCATCAGGGCTTCCCTGGTGATCATGGAGATGGTTAACAGGGTATTTGCCATCGTAGCGTCTCACTTGCTACGACGGAAACCGCTTATCGCCCGAAACCCTTCATTCTGGCGTGTCGGTACGATTGATAGTCCATCTGATCCAGCGGCACCGTCGAAGCTGTCGCGCCCCCACCCACCGGCTTGATCGGTCGGGGTGCTTGGGTTACAGATGCCGCTGATGAGACCGGGCCGGTTTGAGCAGCCTCAATCCGCGCTTCTAATTTTCCCATCTCCCGAATCGCCACCATCGGCGGCAACGCCGCTATCCGGTCGCATTCCTCGGGAAACCGACAGAGGTGATACATCACCGCTGGGCCCATGTCGGAGTTCATCACTGAATCCTGCATGGGCGCTGTCATGGGCAGGTTCTTCCCCTGCTCGATGACGGCATCGAAATCGTCATGCTCCTGTCGGAATGTGTCGATTCGCGCAGTATGCGCAGCGACAGACTTCTCCCGGGCACGATTGGTGGAGTCGCGTTCGATGCGCTCACGCTCCACCACGTCTCGTTCCGTGAGACGCAAAGTTACTTTCCAGTCTACCAGAGCTTCCTGATATTGTTCATAAGTTTCAAAATCGTCCTGGCTGGGACGCGCTGCGCTCGGTGCCTGGGCGACGGTCGGACTCACATCCGGCTGACGATAGCGTGGGGCCACCTCAATCTTGTCTTCGGCGGGCGGTGTCGGGGCGACAGGCTTGACCGGAGGCACCGGGGGCCTCACCACATTCGCTGCAGCCCGGATCGCGTCCAGTTCTGCCTGCAGGGTATCGGCCCGACTCTTCTCTGATGCCTTTTCCCTGGCTAATTGACTCGCCCGGTCCTTGTAGGAGCGCCCACGACGACGGCGTTTCTTGGGTTTCGCCTCCTCGTCGTCGTCTTCCTGTTTCTCTGCCGCTTTTACATCAGCGACTTCTCGTTCCGGCTCAATTTCCGGTTCCTCGGCAATCACATCCGGCGAGGATTCCTCCCCCTCACCAGCCGCATCGACCGTCTCGGACGTGGCAGCTTCATCGACCGCTACCTCTGGCTGTTGATAGCGTGGAGCCACCTCAACGGTGTCATCTCGCGTAGCATCCAGGTCAGAAGAGTCCCCATCGCCCTGCGCCTTCGGAATCGCCGGTCTGCTCTCCGCCACGGCCTCTACTTCTGCCTCGGTGTCGGTCGTACTGGCTACCCTGAGTGTCATACTGGTGTCCTTTGTGGTGGTGGTCCTTGTGGTACAGGCTGGGCTGGCGCGGCTTGCATGGCCTTACGCTCAGATTGAAGCATTCCCTCATAGCGTGCCTCAGAGGCTTCCGACTGGCTAGCAATCCGGCCAATCATGCCTTCCAACCGCTTGACTTGGGTCTGTAAGACCTCGGACGCCCGTTGTTGCTCAATTTTGGCAAGCGCCCTGGCGTTTTCGCTCTCCTGCTTGATGCCTTCAAGCTGGAGCTTCGCCTGCAAGTCGCGCTCCTGACTCGCTGCATCGGCGGCGATGTCCTGTCGCTTGATTTCAATCTGTGCCTGCTGCTTCGCCTGGTCGGTGGAAATCGCCTGCTGCGCCTGTTCGTACGCCTGGGTGACCTGCTGCAATTGCATCTCCAGTTGCTGCAATTTCGACTGCACTTCCGGCGGCAATTCGGCCATATTGGGCTGGTCCTGCAACTCGGGGGGCAGCATCTTGCGTAACCGTGCCGCCACCTTCTTCGATCCAGGCCAATCCATGTTCTCAGCCAGCAAATCCCCAATCTGTGGGAAGACTGCCGGATACGCCTGGATGAATTTCGTCAACGCATCCGTCGCATCCTGCCGCCGGGTCTGGAAACTGGGTCCGACCGAGACCGTCACGTCGTAGCGCCCCACGCCCACGTCATACATCCCCTCGACACCAGGGGGCACGTGCTCCATCTGCTCCTCAGTCGGCTTATTCTGAGCCCCGGCAAAGACCATGACGTTCTTGACCTGCTCATCGAGCCCGTTAATACGCATCACCCGGGCGGTATCGTAGATTTTCGGCAGGAGGTCCACCACAATGCGTCCTACCTGCCGCACGGCCCGGGCCAGATTGTCCAGATAATGGCTATTTGCCATCTCGTCCTGCTGTTGACGCGACCGAATCGCTTTCCCGGACTCCTGCGGACCACGCACCCCCAGTGAGGCGTCGTTAAAGCCCCCCGTGGACTTCAGATCCTGGTCCGACTGGATAATTGCCGCCGTCATGGCCTGGATGGGAGGCTCCCAGGACTGGCGTTGCGGCGGCGGCGCGAGTTGCCCACTCACGGTTTTGGGCTTATATTCCAGATACGGGTAATTCCGCACATTCGCTGTATTCCATTTCTGTTCGTGGCCTTCCATCTGCCCTTCAGCGGCAATAAACGGCGCACGCGGAGCCAACGCAATCATCTCGGTCTGTGCAGACACCCAGTAGTTATACATACGCTGCGGGTCTTTGGCATCCCGCACAATCCCACGATAATCCACGACCCCGTTGATGTTAATTTCATCGCCGGTCACCGGCACGATCGGAATGTATTTCCCGGGCCACTCCGTCCCTCCCGTCAGATCCTCATTCCCCTCCAGCACTTCCACCGCATTGATCAGGGCCCACCGCACCTGTCGCGTGGTGGTCTCGCGTTCCGCCACAATCGTCACGCCAGCCGGTAACACGGAGGGATCGGCGCTGGCGAGCGAGGCTTTCTTCTCACGCACCCGGCTACCATCCGGCAACAGCAGCAAGACCATCGCCTCACGCACCTCTTCCACGTAGAAGTATTCGGCAATCCGGATATTGCCTTCGGGCATCCACTCCTGCTCGTCGTTCCCGGTAGAGGTGAAGTCCGACAACCCGGCGAGCGCGGACTCGGGGAAGCGGTTGCGGTATTCCGAGAGCGGCAAGTCCTCCACCACAAAGCCATATCGCGCATCGGACGCATCAGGCTGCTGGCTGTTCGGGTCCATGTAGACCGAAAACGGATTCGGCACCCGGGTAATCTTGATCTCCTGGTCCAACGAGAAGCTATCGTCGTCAATGTAGTCCGTGACCACGCGCACGTAGCCGCGCCCCATCGTGCATTGATGCTCCCCCGCCGTCGTATAGGCCACATCGGCATCGCTCTTGATTTCGATATGACGCACGACGCCCTGGATCACTTCAGCCACCTGCTCATCCGCCACATCCCCGGTAGGACTGATCTCGATGGCGGGGCGCGACACACGCTGGTTGTTGGTCACCTGTCGGATAAACGACGGCATCCGGTTCACCGTGAGACAGGGGCGATTGTCCTGCTCGCGCATCGTCCGGACATTGTTGGGCCACTGCTCGGAGGCCCGAAATTCCAGGTCTTCCAGCATCTTCTGCCGCAGCACGCTCTCCGCATCGGTAATGGTGCGGAAACGCTCCTTCGCCAGCGTCAGAAACTCTTCCACCGCTTCCTGGCGTGCCGTTTCGGGGTCTTGCTCGTCGCGTGCGGTTGCAGCCACCACGACCTGATAGCCTCCACCAGTCAGATCCTCGTGCGGCATCGTTTACCCCCGACCCTTCAGAAACCGTTCCCGTGATTTCGTCTGCAAGATTCGATACGCCTGCTGGTAATCGTTTCGCGTGAACCCGTGTCCCGTCCATTTGTTCCGCGCATTCAGCACAAACTCATCCTCGCCGCCAGCGACGATCGCGTGCAGCAACGCGTCGTCCAGTTGAATCACCAGCGTCTCCACCGCTGCCTGAAGGAATTGGTCCTTCTCGGTGATCCCCTCAGGGAGATGAATCTTACCGCCGACGAGCGGAATGGGTGGGTCCATCAGCGTTCTATCCTCTTCCCCTTGGCTGACTCAGGCACTGAAAAATAGCGACCACCTGGTCCTTTCACCACTTTATAGCCACGGCCTTCCTCGCCAGCCACTCCCTGGTCCCATGAATAATGCTTGCGCCCTTTGAGCATCAGAAATACTTCTTCATCAGGCCATTTTTCACGAACATCCTGCGCCAAATCATATCCAAGGAGGTCGATGTCATTCGTCACCGTCCCAGAATGCGCGTAATAGCCGGGTGGACGTATAGCACCTGTCTGTTGATCTTCCTCCTCGTCGTGCCACACCCACGATTGGTTCGCACCTTCGACAACCACCTCTGGACCTTGAAATTCAAGCGGCTTAGATTCAGGTGGCAATGGGGCGCGACTATTTAACTCATCCCCAATGACAAAATCATAAGAGTCTGAGTCTGGATCAAACGGTGTCGGTGCTGGTTGTGCTGGCGGCTGTATTGGTGTGGGGCTTACCGACCCCATGACTTCTTGCTGCGCCAGCGGCGAGGGACGCGGCAGTCCCATCCCTTGCATCGCCCCGACTGTCTCGCGTGGTTGATAGACCATCAGTGCATCCACCCCAAGGATTCGGAACCCATCTCACGGAACTTCATCACTTCAGGACGCTCGCGCACCGGCTCCAGGCGCAGCCATTCCACGCCAGACACCACCGCATAGCGCGTGGCATCCATCAAGTGGTCGTTCTGCTTCACCACACGGCCTTTCCTGTCGCGCCGGTAGAGCCGGAACTCTTCAATCCAGGTCTTGCAACTGGCAAAAACCTTCAACTGCCCCGTGCTGAGAAGACGCCAGACTTCCAGCAGTCCGGATTCCACCGCATTGGGGGCCATGTCGAGCGTCAGACCCATGTCCACGTAATCCTGAATCAACTGGTGCCCGTCTTTCTGGCTGCGTCCCCGTGACGCCGGGTCAATGCGCCCGGGAATCCAGTGTCCGCGTGAGCGAATGGCATCAGCATGAATCGACGGCTCCGCTTCGCCGCGCTTATGCACGTTGTAGATATACCGGACGCCGGTCTCCCGGTCGTGTGCCATCCAGACCGCAGCCGTGCAGTTCCACCCCACATCCAGGCCGTAGCCCCGGGCATAGTGGTCCGGAATCGTGAAGTCCTCCACCACCACATCGGTTTCCGGCACCGGAAAAATGGCCCCGGAGCCCAGTTGCGGCACCCCCTTGGTCCTGGCCTCGCGCTGATGCGGCGGAATGGACGCAATCAGTTCTTCCTTCTCGATGGCCGAGAGGTGTGGCACGTCGTCCCAATCCGCCATCACCACGAACTTGCTCATTGCGTCTTCTCCGGCTGCGCCAGGACGGTGCCAGTGCCGTGACACTCCGGACACTCCGACGCATGTGGCACACAGCCAGACCCCGAACACAAGTCACACTCGACTCGCGGCTGTGGACGTTCGATGCGA